ATGGGCTGTGCTGTTGAGAAGTTTGTACCAGCATATGAAGTTGCTCAAAAGATTAAAGACGGTACATATCTAGATGCAGATATTGGTAGTAGTGCTACCCCTGATTCTGATTTAGAAGCTTCATGGTTAGATGAAGAGTTTAATAAAAATAAAGTACATTTAATTCGTTATTATGGTCTAGTGCCAGAGAAACTACTTGACAGAGAAGATGATGACGAATACGAAGATGTCTTTGAAGATGAGGACATGGATGACGAAGAGTCTGAGTTGATGGAAGAGTATGGTGACTTAGTAGAAGCTATGGTTGTTATTGGCAATGGTAAACTATTAAAAGCTGAACGTAACCCATTCATGATGCAAGACCGTCCAATTGTAGCTTATCAAGATGATTCTATTCCTGGTCGATTCTGGGGTCGTGGTGTAGCTGAGAAGGGCTACAACATGCAGAAAGCCATTGATGCACAGCTACGTAGCCATTTCGATAGTTTGGCTCTTACAGCCGTTCCTATGGTGGCTATGGACGCTACTCGTCTACCTCGTGGTAGTAAATTTGAGGTTCGTCCAGGTAAATCTATCTTAACAAATGGTAACCCTGCAGAAATCTTAATGCCATTTAAATTTGGTAACACAGATGCTTCTAACTTAGAAAGTGCTGCTAAACTTGAAGGTATGCTATTACAAGCTACTGGTACGTTAGACAGTGCCGGTATGCAAACACAGCCAGCAGGTGCTGGAGAGATGTCTATTGTACTATCTAGCATCATTAAGAAAAACAAACGTACACTAGTTAATTTCCAAGATAACTTCTTAATTCCACTTATTGAGAAAATTGCTTTCCGCTTTATGCAGTTTGACCCTGAGAACTTCCCAGTGAAAGACTACACATTTGTGGTCAATAGCTCATTAGGAATGTTGGCTCGTGAGGTAGAACAACTACAAATGATTAACTTAATGAAGACACTAGGTCCTGATAGTCCTATTACACCTATCTTAATGACAGGTATTATCCAAAATAGCTCACTACCTAACAAAACTGGTCTATTACAACAATTACAACAAGCAATGCAACCCAATCCACAAGCGCAACAACTTGAACAAATGCAAGTTCAACTACAAGCTGGCTTACTACAAGCACAAACAGCTGATTTGGCTGCTGGAGCACAGAAAAAACAAGCAGAAGCTCAACAAACTGTGGTTGAGACACAACTTATGCCTGAAGAGAGTCGTGCTAAGTTAATTGCAGCTCTATCTACTAACCTAAAAGCAGGTGAGAGTGATGATAAAGAGTTTGAACGACGTGTCAAGGTAGCTGATTTAATGCTCAAAGAGAAAAACATTGACTTAAAAGAAAAAGACATGGTTCAAAATGCTGAAATAGTCAAGATGCAAATGCAAAACTCCTTGACAAAACAATAAAACTATGTTAAAATATTTATAAGAGTGACATTATAAACTACTTTTATAAAAAAGGCAATAGTTTTGGATAAAAATTTACAAAAATATTATGAAGACCGCTTTAGCACTATGTCTACACAGGGTTGGGCGGATTTCATAGAAGATGTACAGAGTTTATTTGATGCTTATAATCAAGTAGCTTCTATTGACTCACATGATGAGTTTTTAAAGCGTAAAGGTCAGATAGACATCCTCAAATGGATTTTGACAATTAAAAATGTGTCAGAACAAGCTTATGAGGAGTTACAAAATGAAGATATTGTTTGATTTTCAGTGTCAAGACTGTAAAGAAGTTTTTGAAGAACTTACTGAATATAAAAAAATATCAACATGCCCTAAATGTGGTAAGGATGCTGATAAACTAATTAGCGCACCCCAAATTGCATTAGAAGGGATTACAGGGAGCTTCCCAGGTGCTGCACTAGCATGGGAAAAAAGGCATAAAATAAGTGCAAAACAAAGAGACTAGACTCGCCAAAGGTACAGTCCCTTTCCTACAATGCTAAAAGCACAGGAGAAATTAATATGGCAAAAGTTATTGATGACGTTTTAGAAGACACAGTTACGAGTTCTATCGACGAACCAATTGAAGACGAAGAGGTACAGCAAGAAGCCCAAGTTGACGAGGACATTCCCGAGAAATATCGTGGAAAAACACCTAAAGAAATCATTGCAATGCACCAAGAGGCTGAAAAGTTAATTGGTAAGCAAGGAGGAGAAGTAGGTGAACTGCGAAAAGTAGTTGATGATTTTATTAAAACACAAACATCAAAAGACTTAAAGACACAAGAAGCAGAGACAGAAAGTGATGAAGAGGATTGGTATGTTAATCCTAAGAGTTCTGTAAGAAAAGAGATAGAGAACCATCCTGCAATTAAAGAGGCTAAAAATGCTTCAGCTCAGATGAAACGACAAGAAGTTTTAACTAAGTTGGGCACAGAGTTTCCTAATTTCATGGACACGGTACAATCTCCTGCATTTGCAGAATGGATTAAAGGTTCTAAGGTTCGAACAGAACTTTATGCTCGAGCAGAGTCTCAATTTGACTTTGATTCAGCTAAAGAATTGTTAGAGACTTGGACTGAACGTCAAAACATTACTAAAAAGGCTACAGAGACTTCTAAGGTGGACCGCGAACAACAACTTAAAGCGGCTGACTTAGGTGCATCAAGCTCTTCTGAAAGTGTTTCAAAAAAGAAATATCGTCGAAGCGATATTATTAAACTTATGCAAACTGACCCAGAACGGTACAATGCTATGTCAGATGAAATCTTAGCAGCCTATCGTGAAGGTCGTGTAATTTAACATTTTAGAAAAAGGATTTAATCATGGCTTTAGGCTCAAATCACGTAACAACTACTACTGCGGATAAGTTTATCCCAGAAATTTGGAGTGACGAAATTGTCGCTGCATATAAAAATAATTTAGTTGCGGCTAACTTATTTAACAAAATGAGTTTCATGGGTAAGAAAGGTGACACCGTTCACATTCCTGCTCCAACTCGTGGTGCTGCAAGTTTAAAAACAGCAAACAACCAAGTAACTTTACAAGCTGCTACTGAATCAGAAGTAATTGTAAACATTGACAAGCATTATGAGTATTCACGTTTAATTGAAGATATTGTCGAAGTACAAGCACTATCATCAATGCGTAAATTCTACACAGATGATGCTGGTTATGCACTATCAAAACAAGTTGATACTTCATTAGTACAACTAGGTCGTACATTCAACGGTGGTTCAGCAGGTGCTCGTTACAATGCTGCTTTCATTGGTGGTGACGGTACAACTGCTTTTGACTACACAGCTAACACAAACACTGGTAATGCTTCTGCAATCACAGATGCAGCGATTCGTCGTACAATCCAACGTTTAGATGACAATGACGTACCTTCAGACGGTCGCTTTATCATTGTTCCTCCATCAGCTCGTAACACATTAATGGGCATTGCTCGTTATACAGAACAAGCTTTTGTTGGTGAAGTTGGTGGTGGTAACACTATCCGTAACGGTCAAATTGGTAATGTTTATGGTATTCCAGTATATGTATCATCTAACTGCGATACACTAAACACAGCTGTAGACGGTTCAGGCACAAACATTGGTCGTGTAGTTTTAATCGGTCATAAAGATGCTGCTGTTCTAGCTGAACAACAAGGTGTTCGTTCACAAGTTCAATACAAACAAGAGTACCTAGGTACTTTATACACTGCTGATACATTGTATGGCGTTAAAGAGTTGCGTGATAGCTCTTGCTATGCTTTAGCAGTTCCAGCTTAGTTTAAGCTCTTAGCCCTTACTTAGGTAGGGGCTATTTTTATAAGCATTTTATAAGTGTTTATAAAGATAACCAGGAGAATGTAATGAAATTTAAATGTCTAACATCAGGTGTTGTTATTGAATTTACTCAAGAGCAAGACATTAAAACAACTTTAGAAAATCCAGCATATGAAGAGTATGTTGAACCTGTAGTCGTTAAGAAAGAAGTTAAAAAAGTATTAGCTAAAGAAGAGGACTAGTAATGGGAATCTATCGTGGTCCAGGTGGTCCAGGAGATGCTACTGGGGATGCTACCAATGAAGCTCTTAGGGCAATTGAGGCAGCAGCGGAAGCTGAACTAAGTAGAGACCAGGCTGCGGCTAGTGCTACAGCAGCTGCTAATTCTGCCACATCTGCGGCTACATCGGATAGTGATGCTACTGCTCAAGCTATTGCTGCAGCTGCCTCTGCTAGTGCTGCGGCTACAAGTGCATCTAATGCTTCAAGTAGTGCTACAACAGCAGGGACGTCTGCTAGTGAGGCAAGCACCTCAGCAACTAATGCGGCTTCTTCTGAAACAAATGCAGAAACATCTGCTACAGCGGCTAGTAATAGTGCTAGTGCAGCTTCTACATCTGCTAGTTCTGCTTCAGCAAGTGCAACTACAGCTACTAACAAAGCTAATGATGCTGCGGCTAGTGCAGCAAGTGCCCTATCTAGTGCTAACACAGCTACTACAAAAGCTTCTGAGGCTAGTACATCTGCATCTAATGCTGCAACATCAGAGACCAATGCAAGTGGTAGTGCAACAGCGGCAGCATCTAGTGCAACAAGTGCTAGTACAAGTGCTTCAACAGCAACAACACAAGCTGGTATAGCTACAACACAAGCAAGTAATGCAAGTACGAGTGCCTCAAATGCAGCCACATCCGAATCAAATGCAGCAACTTCAGAAACTAACGCAGCCACTTCAGAGACTAATGCTGCATCCAGTGCTTCTACTGCTTCTACAGCAGCTACAAATGCTTCCAATAGTGCAGCTAGTGCTGCTACTTCAGCATCTGATGCGGCAGATAGTGCTACTTTAGCCGCTAGTTATACTCCAGACCAAACAGGAAATGCAGGGCAATTTTTAACTACAGACGGTACTAATACATCATGGGCAGCTGTTGATGCTTTACCTGACCAAACTGGTAATACAGGTAAATACTTAACAACAGATGGTACAGATGCTTCATGGGCGGATGTCAACGTAAACCCTGCTCTAAACGATATTTCAGACGTAACCATTACTTC